GGTTTGAATTTTCTCAACTGAAGATTCATCTATAATATCGTGTCGTTTTATTTCATAAAATTTTACTCACGTAAAGTAAGAATGGCTGGTCGATTAAACCTTGCTATCACGGGTATCCAGGACCAATGGCTTACTGGGGAACCCGAGTTTTCGTATTTCCTGATGAATTTTAGGAGACATACTAAATTTTCAATTGAATCTATCGAAACACCCTTTGATGGTGATATTGATTATGATGCATCGGTAGAATGCCGTATACCCAAAAACAAGGGTGACCTTATCCGAAGTACAATGCTTAAATTTACTTTACCTAAACCAACAACACCTGATAAATCATTTACGGTGACTGCTGCTGGTGGTCAGTACTTTATAGATGGTACATCAAAGGCAACGTTGACTTTATATGAAGGTACGACGTATACTTTTAATGTGAACGCATCTGGTCATCCGTTTAAGTTTTCATTAACACCAGATGGTAGACATAATGGTGGTTCTGAGTATCAAACTGGTGTGACTGGTGGTGGCACAGAAGTTGGTACTTTTACATTCGTCGTACCAGCGGATGCACCATCAACTTTATACTATTACTGTGATGTACACAATGGTATGGGTGGTCAGATAAACGTGAAAACGCTTCGATACCGTGATTCTATAGGTGCGCATATAATAGACCATGCCGATCTCGTTATTGGTGGACAAACTATAGAGAGAATAACGGGTGATTACATTTACATGTATGATCAGATACACAGTAATAAAGATGATATTGATCAAACACTCTACTTCTTAACTGGACATGGTAATTACATAGACGTAGCGTACGATTGGGATTATAGTGTATTCTTACCCTTTTATTTCTTTAGAAATCCAAGTTTAGCTATACCTGTATGTGCCTTAACAAAACAACTGGTAGAAATACGTATAAAGTTTAAAAAAGTTGAAGACGTCACATTGTCATACACGAGAACAGGTGGTGGTGTATCTGATCCACCGTCGAGTGTTTTGTCTTCTATTAAAAAGGTTTCACTTGTAACAGATTTCTTTTTTATTACAGAACACGAAAAGAATTTCTTACTTACACGCCCTGTAGAATACGTTATAACTCAACTCCAATTGTCACAATTTAAGTTTAAACCAGGTGAATCTAAAAAATCTGGTATGCTTAACTTTAAAAACCCTGTCAAAGAAATGTTTTTTATAGCTGTCAGTGATGACGTATACAAATATGAACCGATAAAACAAGTTACCATGAAATTTAACAATAACATAATCATAGATGCAGATAATTTAATGCTCAGTTACGAACAACCATTAAAGTATTATACGGGGGTAACAAGTAATAATTTTGGTGTCTATAGTTTTTCTTTGAAACCGGAAACGTATTACCCTACTGGTCAAGTTAACATGAGTAGAATAGCACATAATTTGATAGATATTGAACTTGATTCACCAGACGCGAGTTTTGGACACAAAGTTTACGTATACGCTGTAAACTATAACGTTTTACGTATAAGCAGCGGTCTCGGGGGTTTAAAATTTTAGTCAGTTATACTAGTAATGGCTGGTCGTGTTCAATTAGAAACATCTGGTCCACAGGACGCTTTTTTTACAGACGACCCCGAATATACATATTTCATAAAGAATTTCCAAAAACATACAAACTTTGCACCATTCTTTGTTGATTTAGATGTTGAAGGTGAAGTAGAATTTGGAAACACTATTCGGTGTACCATACCACAAAACCAAGGTGATCTCCTTAAAACTGTAAGTATGAAAGTTGAGTTATCGGCTATAGATCAAAGTCTTAAAAGTTTTATAACAAATGGAACTGGTATAGGGTATAATGAATCAATAGGTCATCACATGATTGAACATGTGGAATTATTAATAGGGGGTCAAGTTATTCAAAGACTTACGAGTGATTTTATACACATTTATTCTGAACAATACATAACACAAACAAAGCAACACAACCTAGATAAACTTATTGGTAAACCACCTTTAGAACTTTCTGGATCCGAGGCCATGTCAACTACTTTGGGTCATTATCTCGGCAATGCTACATCCGATACAAAATATTTCATCGATATACCCTTTTATTTTTATAATAACCCTGAACTCGCTATACCACTCTGTGCTATAACAGATCAGGAAATTGAAATTGTTATAAAACTTCGTGACGTTGATCAATGTATTCATGCAACAAGAACTGGAGTTGCTCATGAAAATTACATACATTATACCGGTTTAAAACCTAAAAACTTGATAAAAAGTTTAAAAATAAACGTTGAAATGGTTTCCTTAGACGAAGAAGAAAAACAGATGTTATTGAGTAAAAAAATAGATTATATCATTACACAAGTTCAGGAAAGTACAGATCAAATTCCACAAAGTCCTAGTATTAATCCCGTTATTGTAAAACATAAACTTAATTTTAAAAATCCAGTAAAAGAATTGTACTTTATAATACAGGAAATTAGAAATAGTGCAATTAGTTCACACTTCGTAACTCCTCTTAATTATGATCACGCGGCTCAGATATTGGATAGTGAATATATAAGTCACGAACATTTACGAAACCTTGAAATTAAATTAGATGATTTTATTATTTTAGATAAGGTTACAGGTAACGTCATAAACTTACGCGCAGTTCAGAGTGGTATACACCATTCAAGAACACAATTATTCAAACGTTTCTATTCATATAGTTTTGCACTCGAACCGGAACGGTGGTATCCAACAGGTCAAAGAAATTTTAGTTTAATTAAAGAACAAATATTAACATTAACCCTGAATAGTCAGGAAGATCGTAAAAGAGAACTTAGAGTTTTAGGCCTAAGTTATAACATACTCCGTGTAGAAAACGGAATTGCTAAAACACTGTTTAATTTATAATGAATCAACAAGAAAAAGACGCAACCACAAACTTAATTGAGCAGGTCCAGGACTCTGCTATTAACGTCATTCAGCCCGTACTCGAAAGAACTATGGTTCTCGCAGCTGAATACGCCAAGGCTTCTGGTAGAGATATGGTACTCGGTGAAGATTTGGAATACGCCATGAAATATTGTGCCATGAACGAAGTTGGTAAGAAAATGGGAACATATTTCCCAGAAATATATGAAGAATCTTCTGATGAAGAAGACGAAGACGACGACATTGAATTTGAAGATGAAGAAATTCCTTTTACGCGATACACAGGACGCGAATATAAGTTTGTCAAAATGAATATGGCGTATGATAATTGGGATGCATGGGAACCAAAAAATCCGTCAGAATTAATGTTAAAAAATGCTATAGATAGTAATGAACATATCGGAACCTGAAGGATATGAAGGAACGTCTAAACATTTTAAGATATATGATGACGATGATAGTTCTGATACTGAAAGTGATTCCGATACAGAAACAGAATCGGGTTCTGATTCAGGAATAGAACCCATAAATGCTGGTATGTTAAAAGGATATATGAAACCAAAACATTATAAAAAAATTTTAATAGAAGAAGATTTACTCCCCGATTAAAATCTCAGGATACTATATATAAAAATGTCTACTGCTGCTGAAACTGTTACGCTCGTCGCTCGTGAACTCGAGTCCCAATCCCTCAACGCCGTCGTTGCTGGATTCTCTTTCGCCGCCGCCCTCTCGTGGATGGACTTGGTCAGGTGGATTGTGAATTCGGTCGTTAAGGTTAACAAGAACGGTGGTATGAACTACACGCTCACGGCCTTGTTCACAACTCTCTTGTCCATCTTGGTCTACGTCAGTATGTCCCGTGTCTCTACACGTGTGCAAAAGCCAGCTCAACCACTCTTCGCGGTTACTCGATAAGTTTAGGCTTACGCATAACCAATAATAAAAATAAACCGGTTGTGACTACCATAAATATAGATATAAACGCATCCCATCTACGCGGATCCTCCATTTCGGGGATACTCATAGGTGGTGGAAGGGCAAAGTCTCGTTCCACTTTAGCAATATTCTCAAGTTTATCAGTTGAACACGTGACTGCGAGTTTAAGTATATGATTCGCATTTCTAAAATCGTATGGTATCAATCGGTTATTACTACTATAATAAAATTGGACACGTAAACTTGATATCGTTTTTTGTGATCCTGAATCAAAATTGTGTTCAACCGTATCGTCAACACCCGAAAAGTTAATCACATCCCCACATAAAAGTATACGCCCTGTATAAAAGGGAGTTTCGGAAAACACAGTTTTGTTAAATTCGTCGGAACCACTACTCAATTTAACAATAATTGCATCAGCACCCTGTAAATTAATACTTCCAGTTTCTAATGAACTCGAAGTTGATGATACATTTGAAGCTGGTAAACCTAAAACATCGTGTGGCGTGGTGTAACCATTTGTACCAGATGTATAACCATTTGTACCAGTATAAAACAAAAATGTAAAATCACTCGACCCTGTAAACGTTATAGCATTTGTATCTTTATCAAAAGTTGCACCTGTAATTATAGTACAATTGGTATTAATCGCCGAGGCTAATTCTTCTCCACTATAGTTTCCAATTGGTATAGTTACAGTTTGAGTACTACTACCGTTTGTCAAAACATCAAATTGATTGTTCCTGGAGTGTATGAGGTATTGACTATTATGAATACGTGCTGATATAAGTGAAATTTTAGTCACATCATAAATAGGGTTTTTTAAGTGAACAACATAATCACTTGGATTTGAATACAAAACAGGGTCTCGTTCACCACTGTCTATATCTAAGGTATGTACCTTCATTAAAATATAGGATCATTATTTTAATGAGTGTATGTCTCAAATTTTTAGTTAATTAAGAAAGACTATGAACTAATGGGTTACTTGAAAGCTGTCTCCTAGCTGTATCCAAACTCATATTTGTGGCATTTGGATTTTCGTTTCCCTTATAAGCATTGAATTTATGGTAATCGTTATTTCTATATTGTTGTGTCCAAGCGCCATTCGCAGCATTTACTCGACCGTCAATTCTCGTTGTATCGGAACGAACACTCGTAACCATGCCCCCTTGGTTAAGTGCATCGGCACGAACGTTCATTCGTCCTGGACCCGCAGCTCTATTTGGTTTACCACGGCGGTCTTCTGGTCTGAAACCGTATTTTGTAAGTTCCTCGGCTGTGTACGCGGAACCGAATGTTCTCTTTTCACCGATCTTAGTCGCTGGTGTATTCAAGTATCCACCAACAAAACTGCTAATACCTGGGGCTGGTTGATTATTGTATTGATATTGTTCTATAGCACCATCAGCTTTGTTTCGTGTTGGTTCCTGAGCACGTGTAAGTGCGGAAACGGTTCTCTTTGCCGATGCGAAATTTAATGTATCAGTTCTCGAACCAGTTTCGGATCTATTCGTTGTTTTCTTTGTGCGTTCATGTTCTGCTCTTGGTGTTCTACCAGTCATACCCTGTGCTCTGCCTGCAACTGGAGGAAGACGACCATGTAAAAAGGCTGTCTTTTCTGGTCTATTATGTGCAACTTCACCGACAATACCACGTCTACCACCCTTTGCATCAAAGGCTGGACCCGATCTACCGGGTAAAGTCGTTAAGCGATACGCACCAACATTATCTGGGTTAACACGAAACAATTGTTGATGGCCCCCAAACGCGGGAACTTCTGGTCCAAGACCCAAACCTGGACCGACGAGTTGTTTTTCAATTGGCGAAAGATTATTCATTCGCCCTGCGTCATACATGCGATTTCTCATAGACAAAACTTCACCCCCCGATGATCGTTGTTGTGGAGCAACTTCAGCGAATGACCCCATTTCTTGTTTTGAATTATATGATGGTTCTACTAGTGGTGATAAAGGTCCCAAATACTCAGATTGTATAGAGACATCTCTATCCGAAAATTCCGAAACGATTTCAGGTTCTTCTATTTCATTACCTTCTATTGTATATTTTTCGTCTGGTTGACTTAATTTTCTACCGGCATAAACCAAGCCGGCTATAGCCATTATAGATATAGGATCAGCCATTCTTATTTCTTAGCGAGATTTTTATTGAGGTATCTTTGCTGAAACAATCCATTTTGCATTTCAGCTCTGGTACTCGATGGTTCGTAGGATTGTGCTCTAAGTGGTAATTTACACTGAACATTTTGGAGTGGGTGAAAATTTCTTTCGTAAGTTTTTGCTAAAACTTTATTGAAACGAGATGTACTTTGTGGTCTGAGCTGATCAGATGTGTCAATATACTGTGCTGGGGAACCTTTACCTGCCATATATGGAGCAGTCCCATATAACATGGTATTTGGTCTATGTGATGTATAGTTAAGGGTACTGGGCTGAGGATATACAATAACTTCTTCGGTCGCACAAACGGCGGGAACCGCGTGATCTTGAACCACTTTCATTCCTGGTTGGAGTTGATACGCCATTTATTATTACAAAAGATTTTGTTTATGGAAATCGAGTATCTACTACTTTATTATTAAATTGTTTAAAATTACGAACTATGTCCGGCGGCTAATCCCGAACCTCTATGCATACCACTTCTCTTATCGCCGTTTGGATCAAGTCCAGAAAACGCCTCGAGTTGAACCCCTCTCGCATCTGGGTTACACAATCGTGGGTCTTGGCGACACGTATTATCTCGTTTACCATGAATAAATTCATAATATGGTGTGCTGCCGATGGACGTATCTGGCATACTTACAAACTGTCTCGATAGTGCGTTTCTTTGATATTCGGGCATACTTGAACGCGAACGGGATGGTCCATATTTAATATCACCTGTAAGGAAATTGTTTACTGAGGTTTTTACGGTTGGGTAATGACACGCCTGTGGTCTATCTGGTCTATCTGTATAATCCGACACGAGAACATTTCCCATGGGGTTATCCTTTGTTGGTATAGAACACGAATTATCTACATTATTGTATACATTTGTTGGTCGTATAACACCCTCCTTCACCATATTAGATTTTTCCATTATATAAAGAACACCGAGTGCAGTTGCACCCAAAACAAATATACGTGGATCACGTCTTATGAGATAAATTATACATGTTGCATAAATAATAAAACGAGCTGATGCGTTAACACGGTCTGCTGAAGTTTGTGTCTTTGACGGCCAAAATTCATGAACTTTTTCTACTCGAACCAATTGTTTTGGATCTTCAAACCAGGATGTCATTTATATATAGTGAGTTTATTTTTTCATCATACCACCCAACATACCCTGCATCGTTTTCATCAATGCAGCTTCGTCAAGTTGACTTCCATCTTCTCCCATTTTATCTGCACACTGTTTTGCAACTGTCTCAATCATAGAAAGTGTGTCTTCTGGGATAGAATTAATGGTTGTACCGAGCATGTATAACGTCTGAACATATTGCCAAATCGCACTTTTTGTATTTTCTGAAGCAGATCCCCAATGTTTTTCAAGGTTTACACCTTTCATAAAATCTAAATTCTTGGATTCTTCAATGAAAAATGTCTCGTCTTTAGCCGAAATCTTATCAGCGTACGGTGCAACACCATTCATAAACCCGTCTACAACTAAACGTGGGTTCGAAGCTTTCATTAAATCGAAAGCCGATAAACATTTTTTCAAGCCTTTTTCTTCTGGAAATGTCTTGTGTAATTCCACAAGAAATTGACCCATCATATCATTGAATGCGGTCACGGAAGTCATATTATAATGTAAATACGTATATTATCTTTAAGTCAGAAAATTAAAATGGTTCCGTTGATATGGTCTCTTTCTTACCTAGTCCGTTAGTAACAATAAAAAATACTAAAATTGCGGTGAGTGCAGCTGGTTTTGTGTATGCACTTACGGGAAGCTTACCTTCGTTGTTGATCTTTGCTTTAAAGTGTATGTATCCTGCGGTTATAAAACCGGCGATTATTCCGGCCCACGCGGGGTCTCTTAAATAGTCTTCGAACTCCATTTAATAGTACCCAACTTTTTTTGCACGGGTCTCAGATGCGTCTGGAAATAAAACACCTTCATCATCTTCTGGTTGTTGTTGTTGTCTGGTATTAATAGTTTTAAATTCATTATCGAATGGTGATGTCCTCTCTTGTTCTGGTTGCATTACCTGTTCCATCGGAGGTTCCATTGATTGTTCCATTGAAGGTTCCATTGATTGTTCCATTGGAGGTTCCATTGATGGTTCCATAGATTGTTCAGCGTCGAATGGTTCTTCTGAGGTTTCCTCTTCATATCCATCAATAAGGTCAGGGTCTTCAGAGTCTCCAACTTCAGCTTCATCGAGATCCAAATCTTGTCCCTCTTGCGTTTGTGACATATACGTCTGTAAAATCTGTTGCACAGGTATGAGTTCTTTTACAGTTGTTTCAATACACATGCAGAAACGTTCATATAATTTATCGTTTCTAGCGTGTTCGTTTTGCGTTTCGTGATAAATGTATGGGTCCCTGTATAAATCTTTGGCGGCGTTGTTATAACACGTTTGAATGAAAACTTCATTCGTTGGAAGTTTCAATGAAATTTTCTTATTATCTTTATTCAAACGAACTGCGGATAAAATTTTCACACAACTTACAAAAACTGCAGCTAATAAATCGTTAAACCACGCACAACT